ATGGAAAAACTTGAGAATGCTGATGAGAAGAATGAAATTATAAAGAAGGGTGTTAAATTACCAGACACATTTGTAAACGGCCCAACAAAAACTATCAAACGTGAAGGTATGAAATTCTATATTCATTTTAGTTTTCTTCCTGAAGATATAGAAATGAAATATCCAATTGCTATGTGGATAAATACAAATAATAAAACCGACGTGAGAGTATCAACAAAGGCATGTAAGAAACTTAGTAAACTTGCGGTTGACTGTGGTTTATCATTGAAGATTGTTGAAGATACATGGGACAAATGTCTTGGGGATAATGCATCGAACAGACTTGCCCGTATGGTTAGCTTATGTCTTAGACACAATATCCCACGTCAAGATGTTCTCGTCGCGTTAAGAGATATTAATGGTGACAATGTAAGTACTTTGTTAACTGCGGTTAGAAAGTTTATTGGTGAAACTATTGACGATGGTACATCTATTGTTGGTTTACAATGCCCGGAATGTCGTAGTGATAGTCTTACTATGCAATCTGGTTGTTTTCAGTGTAGTGACTGTGGCTATTGTGGATGTGGAGCTTAATATGAAATATAAATGTCTATGTGAAAAAGAATTATCAATATAAGGAGTTTTTTAAAATGTATAAGTTTATTAAAACAAAAGATGAAGAAAATCAGTTTGACATTACTGATGTTGTAATTCAAACAAAATGTCGTGATTTAACTATGGAAGAATTATTCGATATGTTTAAATCATTTTTACAGGCGTGTAATTTTCCAATTAAACTCAATGAAGAACTTGAATTGGTAAATCAACATAGTCACGATGGAACAGAAGAAATTGAAATTGACTTATCAAAAGAAGAATTTAATATGGTTGCTTCTATGGCTCATGATAATGACATTACTTTCAATGAGATGGTTAATAGAATTTTGGTAGACCAACTTGCAGTAATAGGTGAATCAGAAGAAGAATTTGATTCATTTGTTGAAAAATTAAAAGAACAAGATGTTGGTGATGATGAAGATGCAATTAACGAATTCGATAATGTTGTTGGTCAATTAAAAGAAACATCTCGTTATGAGAAAACACAAGATGATATAATAAATAAAAAGTATTATAAAACATTAACAATAGTTGATAATGCTATTGTAAAAACACCATATTCACCGGAAGGAATTTGTGCTGAAGAAAATATGAAAACTAAATTGGTTGACACACCGGATTTAGTTGACAAAGAAGTTTACGAAAAACAATTTGGAATCCCTCCTGATTCAGTAGAAACGGTTGATACGATTCTTGACCAACCGGATTCAGTTGAAAAAGATGTTGTAGATGAACCAAAATCTAAAACATGGGAAAATGTAAATAAAGCTAAAGAAGTTGTAGCAAAATTACAACAAAAAGAAGAAGAAAAACCGAGACCATAATGAATACATATAAAGCACACGTTATGAAAACTGATGTTCCCAATGATAATGGTATGCTTTATTCATCTGAAGTGATGGATAAAGCTATCAATCAATATAATGAGAAGGTTGAAAAAAGAACTGCGCTTGGTGAATTAAAAATCATAGGGCGTAGTTTTGAAACAGAAGAAGAATATGTCGGTCGTGGGAAAGTTGTTCAACTTGATAAAGTATCACATTTGATTACTAATATCAAAAGAACTGGAAGTGATATTGACTGCACATTACAAGTATTAAATACTCAAAATGGTTTAATACTTGAAAATATTCTTAAAGCGTTTGGGGTTAAAAAACACGGGTTAGTAAATGACGTGGTAACCGTAAGCTCAAGGGGGATAGGTGCAGTTAAAAATAAAACACATGTGGATGATTATACATTTATTGCGATTGACATATTTCCAAAGGAATAGATATGAGTGAAGAAATTAAATTTATGAATATTAAAGATTTTAGAGAGGAAGGATATCTACAAGAGTTAAATAGAATATTCCTTCACCCATTAGGTTTAGCATTACAAATCAATATTGATGATGATGGTGTTGAACATCTTGGTGGTATTTGGGATTATAGAGAAGATGGTGAAGGTATCCATTATAATTTAACAGGTTCTAATAATGAACGTAATGCTATGTTCTTCAAGAAAGCACAAAATATTAAAAATTTATTGGGTGAACGAATGCCAAAGCGTCAACATCTTTTAGGATTTGTAGTTGAACCTGTACATAAGGTGGAATCTGATGAAACAAATATTAAGATTGACTAAAAAAGATGGAACACATATCGATTTTAATCTCGTCAAAGCAACTGCTATTAGAAGTGGTGATGGTATGTTTCACATTGACAAAGTTAATAATGGTTATAGATTGATAGTGTCTGAGGACATTATTAATGAAATGACACAATTTGATAATTTAACAATGATTCGTGAGGATTGAAATGAAGGTTTTAAAAAACGAAGGGCAGTTTGAAGTGCTCTCAAAAACAGAAGATGTAATCTGGCAAATAGCATCGGCTGCACGTATATGTTATAAATCATTTGATAAACAAACACCAGAAAATGATTTGAAACTTATAGCAAATTTACTGAATCGTAATCATTATGCAATGATTGAGATGGCACACATGACAGTGAAATTCACTCAAACGAGTAGAGGAGTAAGCCATGAGCTTGTTCGGCATAGGCTTGCATCATTTGCTCAAGAGAGTACTCGTTATGTAAATGAATCTAATTTACATGTTGTTGTTCCACCTCATAAAGATGAAAAGAAAAAGATTGACATTAATTCATTATCACTTGAAAATTATTTTCAAAAGAATGAAGAAATGTACAGAGGATTACTTGCCGATGGATACAAACCAGAGGATGCACGTTGTTGTCTTCCTATTGCAATTGAAGCACCTATAGTTATGAGTGCTAATTTGAGAGAGTGGATTCATGTGTTTGATATGAGAACTGATTTTTATGCACATTGGGAAATTAGAGCGGTCATGTTAAAGTTACTTAAATATTGTCAAAAAGAAATTCCATTGATATTTGATGATTTTCATTTCTTTACAACTAAAGATGGTAAAGAATATGCAAGACGTGTTATGCCAATGAATGTATTAAAGGATAAAATTAATCATTCACTTATTGCAAAACCAGAAGAAAAAGAAAATTTATTAAAATATATTGAAAGTTTATAAGAAGATATATAAATATAAATAGAGTGTGTGGGACAGGGGCTTATAATCCTTTTTTTTGCCAATACAAGAATTACCTATCACTCCTCACTTAAATTTATACCGTATTGGAGGTCTTCTTATGAAACGATTAACAACAGAACAATTTATTGAAAAAGCTAAAAGTATTTATGGTGATACGCATGATTATAGTTTGGTTGAATATGAAATGTCATTGAAAAAAGTAAAATTTATATGTAAAAAACACGGAGCATTTAAACAATTACCCAAAACACATTTAAAGGGACATGGGTGTTTAAAATGTGGAAATAATTATTCACCAACAACAAATGAAGTTATTGAAAAATTTAAAAAACTTCATGGTGATAAATATGATTATAGTTTGGTTGTTTACAAAAAAGCACACGATAAAGTCAACATAATTTGTAAAGAACATGGTGTTTTTAAACAATCACCAAATAAACATTCACAATATAATGGGTGTCCTAAATGTAAAAGAAGTGTTGGTGAAGAAAGAATAGAATTGTGGTTGAGTGATAATCATATTCAATTTGAATCGCAAAAAACATACCCCAACTGCAAAAATAAAAGAGTGTTTCCTTTTGATTTTTACTTACCAGAATCCAATACAATCATTGAGTATGATGATGAGCAACACTTCAAGCCAAAAAAATTGTTTGGTGGTGTTGACGGATTTAAAAAAAGACAACACAATGATAAAATAAAAACTGATTATTGTAGAAAAAATAACATAAAATTAATTAGAATCTCTTATAAAGAGAGTATTGAACAAAAACTAAAGGAGTTTATTGATGAAAGTAAAGTTTAAAAAGTTACACGAAGATGCAGTGCTTCCTGCTTATGGCACAGAATATTCAGCGGGTATGGATTTGGTTCCTGTGAGTGGGCCAGTACAAAAGGAAAAATATATTGAATATAAATTTGGATTTGCAATGGAAATCTCTAAAGGCTATGCCGGATTCATCTTTCCCCGTAGTTCTATTTCAAAAACCGATTTGAATTTGACGAATAGTGTTGGAATCATTGATGCAGATTATCGTGGTGAAGTAATGGCACGATTCAATTTAAATTTGCCATTGAATCACTTGAATCAATATGATACAAACTTTAAACATGTTAAAGTCCCTGATGGGTATATAGACAATAGAATGTTGTATATGGATGATGAATTAACTATGTTCAAACCCAACACAGCAATACTACAAATGGTTATCATGCCAGTACCAAAAATAGAACCAGAATGGGCTGATGAGCTATCAGAGACACCAAGAGGTTCTGGTGGATTTGGAAGTACAGACAATATTACAATCATTAATACATAATTGTAAACTTTTAAGGTACTGTGAAATTTTTATAGTACCTTAAAAAGTTGACAAAATAATAAAAATAACTATTGACTTTTTTGTAGAATTTATTATATTAAAGTGTAAATATATATATCGTCATATATGAATTGAAAAGGAGTACATTATATGAAATCTATTTCGTATAAACAAGAGTTTTTTGACTTAGTTAGTCAATTGACACCATTCAATGATAAAATTGTCATTGAACATGATGAAAGTGGTGATGTAACAAAAATTAGAAGACAGGATGATGAAAAAACATCAGCATACATTTTATCTGCCCCTCGTGAATATTTTGATATTGAAGACAAAGTTGGATTTTATAAGTATTCAGAATTTTATAGGTTCTTAAAAACTTTAAATAATCCCAACATAAAAATTAATCAAAATAAGTTGATGTTGTCAAATGATGCAAGTAGATTCACTTACATCTTAACAGATGCATCAAGAATGAAAACTGGGCCAAATGATTTTAATATGGAAGACCCGGACTTCAAATTTGATTTGGATTCAGAATCATTAATGGAAATTGTTAAGATGAGTACCTTATTAAAAAATTCTAAACATTCTGAAATAACATGTGTTGGTGATAAAATCAATGTGAAAATTTGTATGGAAGAAGGTGATAATTCCTTTGAAAAAACATTTGATGCATCACATTCAAATTATGAATTTGCTAAAGAACCATTACAATTTAAAATCTTTTCTGATTTCTTCACTAAATTGCCATCACGTCATGACTATACAATTTCTATTAAAGCACCCGGACATCTCATTTTCGATATGAAGAGTGATGATATCCAATTGAAATTGTACACGGCATTACTTAGAAATAGAAAACGAGGAAAATAATATGAAAGATAATAGCCTATTAGGACAAAATTACGACCTTCCTGAGAACAGGGATGAATTTATTGATACCAGTAGTGGTGAAGTTGTGAAGCAAGATGCGCTTGACCCTATGGATGTTATACGAAAGATAGCAGAAAAGATTGGTACAAAAATTCAAGACCCGAAACCAAATTGTAAACATTGTTATGGTAGAGGATATATAGGAAGAGATGCATCAAATAAAGCACCAATTCCTTGTCAATGTATTTATCCTAAAGCCGAGGGTGAAGACGCATTGAATCAACAGGTTGCTCAAGAGGGAATGCGTAAATTGACAAGAGTACAACGTAGACAATTGGAAGCATACACAAAGAAACAAAAACAAAAAAAGAGCAAACGTGATTGGAAAAATAAAAAAAATAAATCGAAAAATACAACACATGCGGTAATTGGGCTAAGTGGGGCTTGTAATGAGTGATAAAGATGTAGTTTATTGTAATCCTGATTTTACATTATTCCATGAAAAATATAGACCAAATAGAATTGATGATATAATACTTCCACCGAATTTGAAACGTAAGTTTGAAAAGATTGTGGAAACAAATGACATCCCGAATATGTTATTTTATTCTATAACACCGGGTGTTGGTAAAACAACAGTCGCAAAAGCACTGGTTGAACAGTGTGATGTCGATTCTATGTATATTAATACTTCATTGGAACGTGGTATCGATGTATTAAGAAGTAAGATTTCTCGTTATGCCGAATCAATGACATTTGATAATAAAACTAAAGTAGTTATATTGGATGAGTTTGATGGAGCAACACCTGAATTACAGGATGCATTGAGAGCATCTATTGAAGAGTATCATGATGTGTGTAGATTTATATGCACGTGTAACCACATTAATAAAATTAAAGATGCTCTTCAGTCAAGACTTGACCCTGTGGATTTTAATTTTAAAGATTTAAAAACTAAACAATTTATGATGCCTGAAATAGGAAAACATCTTGTTGCTATTTTAAATAATGAAAAAATCAAATATGATAGTCCTAAAACTATTATGACTTTGATGACATCATGTTATCCAGATATCAGAACAATGGTTAAATTACTCCGTGATTGTTATGAACAATATGGAGTCATCAATAAAGAGATTTTTAAACTTAAAACTCTTAACGATGGAGATTTTTATCAATTAATTCTTAACAAAAAGATAACAAAAGCAAGACGTTATATGATTGATAATAATATTGACTATGCGGATATATATGGATTAATAAAAACAAACATGCTCGACAGTGGATTGGTTGAAGATATGGCAATAAGAGCAGAATTGTATATTATTCTTGCTGAGTATGATTACAGACACACACATGCGAATGACCCGGAATTACAATTTGCCGGATGTTTATTTGAAATATGTAAACAGATGTAAGGGGAAATAATGAATATTAATTTTGTAGTAGCAAGAGACAATGACAACACATTCGGTACTTATTTCGCACCATCCGCAAAGAGGTTTGGAGTTCCATGCTATCAGATTGGTGATAAACCAGACACAAATGGGAACATAATTAGAAAATCCGTTTGCGACAAATATCATATAATGTCAAAAATGTTGATGGACAATAAAGTAATTACAGATGATTCAGTTATAGTATTTATCCATGAAGATATAAATATCCTTGACAACCATTTTATTGAAAAAATAAACATGGTGTTTTCAGAAAAACCTGACGTTGGTGTTTTAGGCGTTGCAGGTGTCAAGCAAATTTCTAAAAAAGGATGGTGGTTCGATGAACAAAATGAACCAGTTGGTCATATCGTTGAAGGTATTGATGGCAAGAATATTTCAGAAGGAAGTCATGCTATATATGGAACAGTCGGTTACACTGATAACTGCGCTTCTGTTGAAGGTTGTGTCTTAGCTGTTAGGGGTTCTTTAATTAAAGCTGGTGTAAACTTTGATGTAGAGACTTATAAAAATGATAAAGATATGTATGCAATGGATATCTGTGTTCAGTCTTTACTTAAGGGATATAAAGTTGCCGTTGCTGATATATTAGTTTATCATCGGTCAAACAGAATAAAAACTGTTTCTGATAGCTGGACTAATGCAAAACAATTATTCAATGAAAAATATAAAGATTTGGAATTTCCAATTAAACCTGAAAATATTCTTGTTAAAAGAGAAGAAGTAATGGACGTGGAGATATAATGGATAAGCCTTGGGAATATATTGACGCAATGACAATAAATAAAAAGGATTTAGATATGTCCGACCCGGCTATATCTAAAAATTATAGTCCTTATATGATTAATAGGTGGTTATCTTCTGTTGATATCTTTATTCCTATTGTGAATGACATTAATATACACGGTGATACAATGTCAAAACAATCTCATTATAATTTTTTGAAAGGTATATTACCAAAACAAAAAATACACATCGACTATAAAGCAGTTTCCATTCATAAGAATTTGGATATAAAAGATATACGATACGTTGCAACATATTTTAAAGTTGGTATCAAAGAAGCAAAATTGTATATCAGTATGCTTACTAATAAAGAAGTTAAAGATATATTAAAAACGTTTAAATATGGTATGAATAAAATGGTTGAAGTATAAATACATATCGGAGGTAAGTTGTTATGATTAAGGAGATTAAAATGTATTATACTTCACCATTAAGAAATAGTAGACCTTATTGGATTCCAATTGTATGTAAAAATAAGGATTATCTAATAGGATATTTAAACGGTATTGGATTAGTTGAGTTTACTTTAGCGGATATTTTTAAACAAATGAAAGTGAATTTTGATTTTAAAGACTTAGATTTGTTTTTAGATTCTTCTCGTTTTAATGATGTTATGGAAGACGGTAGACGCGAGCATGAAATTAATGAAGAAGAAAAGAAAAGTATGTTTGTCAAATTGTTTGAAGATAAATTAAAAAATATGAGTAAAGAACACTCAGAAAATAATACAAAATACAACGACGTTTTGAGAATTGAATGTCTTTGTGGTTTTGGTTATTATGGATGGAAATCATATAATGAAATTCCATCAGAACAATTTACTTGTACGGAATGTGGAAGAATCTTAATTGATTATACTGGAAATGATGATGGTAAATATGAATTTGATGGAGGGGGAAAATGAAAATCAACAAAAAGGTTAAATGTTTACATTGTGGGCAAATAATCGAATGTACAGAAGTTGCATGTATTAGAAAATGTAAATGTGGAAAAGTTGGTATCAATGGAGAAATAATCACTGAAGGTGTTGTCGGAAAAGATTACATTGATGTTTCACCACAATTACTTAATGAATAGGAGTTTATATGATAGAATGTAAACGATGTGGCTGTAATGAATTTATAAGAAAAGGTGTTGAGCCTCGAACCGGAAGAAAACGTCTCAAATGTAAAGAGTGTGGGTCACAAGCATGGCCTATTGAAGTTATTGCTGATGGTGAAGTTATAGCACAAAATGTTAAACTTGTAAAACAGAAACAAAAACTTCAAGATAAAAATAGAATAGATAATAAATCATTTAGACATTCAGCACGAATTGAAAATGCATTTGAAGAATATGTAAAAAACTTATGTGATTTACTTGACAGTAAAGCACCACACATTTCTAATAAACACACAACAATAGATTCTGCAAATTCTATGATTATTCAATTGTCTGATACTCATTTTAACGAACTTGTTAATTTGGGTGGAAAGGCCAATAAATATGATTTTAAAATTGCAAGTAAACGTCTTTATAAATATGCAAATAGAATTATTAAATATATAAAATCAAATAATATACATACGGTGTTCTTAGCAATGACAGGTGATTTAATCAATAGTGATAGAAGACTTGATGAGCTTATGAGTATGGCTACTAATAGAGCCAAGGCTACTCTTCTTGCATTTGATTTAATTTGTGATTTTATTATGGATATAAATGTATATGCAAATGTAACTATACTTTCTGTAAGTGGTAATGAGTCAAGAATTAGAGAAGAATATTCTAATAGTGATTTTTTTGCAACAGATAATTTTGATTTTATGATTTATGAATTTTTAAAAAGATATTTAAAACATAATGAAGGTATTAAATTTATTGATGGTAGTAATCAAGAATTTATTTTGGGATTAAATGGTATTAACTTTTTAATTACACATGGTAATTTTATTGGCAAACAAATGAAATCTGTTGATGTTGCTAAAACGGTTACCCGATTTATTCAAGGTAGAGATATCAAAATTGATTTTATTATTTGTGGACATCTACATGAAACTAAGATAAAAGATTCATTATTAAGAAGTGGAAGTCTTGTTGGTGCTAATGATTATTCTGATAAAGGATTAAATCTTACAAGTAAAGCAAGTCAAAATATTTATTTGATTTATAGTGATGGATATGTTGATGCAATAAGAGTTGATTTACAAAAGGTAAACGACGATGATGATATGTATGACATCGATGAAACATTAGAAGAATATAATGCAAAGTCGCTTGATAAAGTGGCAAATATAGAAAATGTAATCATTTACAAAACAATCGTTTAATGAAAGGATTTAAAAATGAGTGACAAAAAACAAACAGTAGAATCTTTCGTTCCACTATACGATAACATTCTTGTTACAAAAGAAAGTGGAGAGAAAAAAACAAAGGGTGGACTTATCATTGTTGATGAAGGTCAGAGTAAATCATATTCGGAAGGTGTTGTAGTAAAAGTCGGAGATGGTTTTAAGTTACCGGATGGTGGCCTTAGACCACTTAAAGTAACAAAAGGTAATACAGTTATATTCAGAAAGATGACAGAAATTTCCGTTTCACTTAGTGGTGAAGAATATTTTGTTGTTTCCGAAGCAAATGTCATTGGTATTTTATAACAGGGAATTGAAATGAAAATAGACAATTTTATTGAATTAGATGGAAAAGAAACACTGGCAAGAACCGAAACTATCTGTATTTTGGATAGGTCTGGTTCTATGGGTGGAACGGTAGATGATTCTATTGGTGGTTACAATACGTTTCTGAAAAAACAAAAAGAAGATGATGGTGAAAACACTATCACTCTTGTATTGTTTGATAATAAGTATGATGTTATTTATGAAAATATTGACATAAATGAAGTTGATGATTTGACTGATAAAGTTTATATTCCACGTGGAATGACTTCTCTTAATGATGCTATTGGTAGAACATTAGTTACTGCAAGAGAAAGACATATGAAACTACCTGAAGATAAAAGACCAGAGAATGTCGTTGTTGCTATATTGACAGATGGTATGGAAAACAGTAGTAGAGAATATAGTTCAGATAAAATTAAAGAACTTGTAAAGTTGTATGAAAAAGAATACAATTGGAAATTTATGTACCTTGCAGCAAATCAAGATTCATTTGCAGTAGGTCAAGCATATGGTTTCTCAAGAGGCAACACTCTTAATTTTTGTGATACTGGTGTTGGTAGACAACATGCATTTGCTAATGTGTCTTCTTATACTTCACAATCTAAAATGAGAGGTTTGACTTCTGAATCATTATGTAGAAGTTTCGCTCCGATTAGTGAATCTGATATGGATGAAGATTTCAAAAATGGTGGAAGTAATGCAGTAGATGCACAAGCAAGCAAAACAGATGATGATTCATCTGATAACTAATAATTATATAATTGAGTGGGGAGATTAAAAGTAATCTTCCATCTCGGATGGGGTATAAATAAAGATGGGGAGAAAATCTCCTCATCTTTTAACATTAACACAAGAGGATATTATTATGAAAAAATGGTTACTTAATTTATTAAAGCCGTTCATCAAAGCACAAATGACAAAAGTTCTCGGAAATGAAGAATATCAAAAAGAGTTAGTTGACAAAATCAATGCAAGAGTTGACATCCCAAAAATTGATGAAGATGCCGAAGCAAAAGCATTGAACCAAATTTATGATGCATTACAATTATTATCTCTTGAAATTATTGATAAAATATAAGGAATCAAAATGAAATATGTAATATTGATGTCGGGTAAAATGAGAACTGGAAAGAATCAAGCTGCCGACTATTTAATTGAAAAGTTTAAAGAAAAGAAATTGACAGTTGAGACAGATTTGTTTGCTCATGATTTAAAACACAATTGTAAAGACGATTTTAAAATATTAGCAAGATATTTAAATGAATATACCAATGGATTAAAATCAATTGTAAAGGGATTTGCTGATGTCATGACTGATAGTGTAATTTTTAATTCATTGTTATCTGCAATTGACACAATCAAAGTAAGTGATGAAAATTACTTTGAAAATAAAAATGGTGTAACCCGTGCATTACTTCAAATATATGGAACTGAAATCTTCCGGGATAGAGTTGATACAAATTATTGGGCTAAACCAGTACGCAATAGAGCAATAGATTCTAAAGCAGATGTGATTGTTGTTACTGATGCAAGATTCCCAAATGAAATTAATGCATTTGGTGATGTCAATGGTGACGATATCAAGGTCATTTCTATCAGAGTTGAAAGAAATACTGATACACGAGATGAACATGAGTCTGAGACCGCTCTGGATGGTTATAATGAATGGAACTACATTATAGACAACAATGGTAGCCTTGAAGATTTAAAGGGTGCTACAGGTCTTATAATAGAAGATATACTGAACCATGATGAATCCGGTGATGTCCCGGTAGAGATTTTCTTAAATGAAGATTATAAAGCTATATGGGATGATGCTAAAGCTCAAGAACAAAAAGAAAAAGATGCAAGCGACAATGTTAATAGATTAATTAAGAAATATACACCGAACGGAAGACCGAAACTTATTAAATGAAAAATAATAAAGAAATTTATAATATCATTAAAGAATCAATGGTAGATAATGTGTGTCTTATTCATTATTATGTTGAATATAATAAAATATATAGAATAGAAAGAGTTGCAATGTCATTACTTAATGAAGATAAACAAATATCCATTGAAAGTATGGATGCAATATCTAAAGAAACTAAGTTTGTGTGTTGGGCTAATGATATAGATGAAGTTAATAAAATATTTAATATATAACTATTGCTTTTTATTTGGCGGTATATATATATTAGTACAATTACATAAGGATTAAAAATGAAAGTTATTAATATTATATTGAGTGATATGTGTTCATCTACAATGACAACAGGTAGAGATAATTTATTTGGTAAGTGTAATGGGTATGATGCTAATTGTCGGGGGTTCAATGTGAATCTTGATAAATTTGAAAATTGCATGACATTCATCGGAGGATTTGTTGATAGTCATTTCTTTGTTAAATCTGAAATTGATAAACTGTGTGATACCGATAAAATAACATTTTTGTTTATTGTAAAAGGTTTTTGTAATGGTGTTGTTAGCAAGTCTACTGATAATAATGAAATAGAATTGGAAAATGATTTACGTGCAATGCATGGGACATTTAAAATAAAATAACTATTGACTTTATTCTGGCGGTATATATATTAGTGATGTCTTGTAATAATAAGTTGAAAGTTTTGAACCGAGGTGGTTGGTGGAAATAAAATGTCAGAGGTATCTGATTGTAGGTTCAAAACTTTTTTGAAATAACGGTTGACAAGGATTTGGGGATTTATTATATTGAATGTTATGTTGTGTGATTTGTTGAAACGTCATATAACTCCTTTGAAATCTCCGGTGAGCAATATTCAAGCTCATCGGAGATATTAAAATAAAAAAATTAGCTATTGACTTTCAAAGGAAAAAATACTATATTTAAGTAGTATGAAAAAAAATTAAAAAAATCATCATTTTTGAAAATAATTTGTATAAATATTTTTATCAAGATGAATAAATTTTAACTGATTGAAGTAAGGAATTAATATGCGACACTTATTTAAACATAAGAAAGACAACTCAGGGACACAACATGGTTGTGTGATGGGCATATTATATCCATTTTTTAATCTCCATGTAGTGTTTAATGATTCAATTAGAACACCTGAATGGGATAGTATAATAAGTTAGAAGAGAATTCACATCATATAGATGAAGAGGCTTCTAACTTGAAAAAAGTTAGAAGCCTTTTTTCGTTTATAGAACCTTTACCATGTGTAGGGGTTAATCAAGGTCTTAAACATTGTACCAGTAAACAATGTTTACTTATATGCCCTTGTACGCAATTGGGATGACGAAGCGGTTTTAGAAACCGTACCTGTAATGGGTGTGTGGGTTCGAATCCCACCAAGGGTACTAAAAATCAACGTTAACAAGGAATTGACAATGGCAAGCAGATTAACAGAATTAGTAAAGGGGAAGAAGGCTCGTTTTATCCATTTTGTGGATAAACAGCTATGGTATAAAACCGACTGTGGTTTTGAATTCCCGGTGCCATTGGATGACGTAGGAACTACTTTGTTTGTAGCAGAGTACAATGCAATCAGATTGATGAAGTGGATTAGAATCCACCTTGGTATGATTGACAAAGAAAAAGAAGAGTTCCTTAAGTCAATGTAATATTAACTGCACGTAGCTCAGTATGGTCAGAGTCCTCGGTCTGGAACCGAGAGGTCAAAGGTTCAACTCCTTTCGTGCAGACCAAATTTACGCCTTGTTAGCTTAATTGGCTAAAGCAACGCACTTTTAATGCGTGAGATTCTGAGTTCGACTCTCAGGCAAGGTATTATCATTTTGTTGACATCAACAATATGATAGCTCTTTGAAAAATATAGATTTACATATGGGATAGTTGAGCAAAGGCTGCTCCGGTGTCTGTAAAACACCTACCTTCGGGCGTTGTAGGTTCGAATCCTACCTATCCCACCATATTCTTCTTGAGCAAGTGAGGTCATTGCGCTGGTTCGAAACGCCAGAGAATCCGGTTCGATACCGGAAGGGAGAACCATTTTTTAAACTTTTTATAAAAGTAGCTAATGTTGGTAGAGAATTTGTATAAATACTTATACACAACCAACAGGAGCTATAATGAATAGAAAGAAAAAGCAATGTGCAAAGTGTAAAAAAAAGATATCACTATCCAATTATAATAGACATGTTGATTCATGTATTGGATTAAATGAAAATTCAATTTATAATTGTGAAGTAGATAGTGATGGAAAATATGTTTGTCCCCATTGCGGATTAAAATTTTCTAAGCATGGAATCGCAACACATATGTGGAGAGTTCATGGTAAAGGAAAAGAACATAATCCGAATAAAGGATTTGAGGATAACACACGACACGCATGGAACAAAGATAAACCGACATACATAGATAGTTTTTATTCTGATGATGTCAAGTTTAAAAAGTTCTTGGATAATAAAAAAGATGTCTTGGGTGAAAATTCGATTAGAAGGCATCTTAAAAAATATTTGCTTGTAAAAAATGGAAACATGTGTTCGATTTGTAAAGGGACTGAATGGATGGACAAACCAATACCGTTAGTGTGTGACCATATAGATGGTCACTCTGATAATAACTGTGTTGAGAATGTCCGATTAGTTTGTGGAAATTGTGATATGCAATTACCAACATATAAATCAAAGAATCTTGGGAATGGAAGAAAAGAAAGAAGAAAGCAATAAATGTTATTTACGGTGACTATGGTGTAGTGGAAGCATAAAAGCCTGTGACGCTTTGGGGCTGAGTTCAAATCTCAGTAGTTACCCCATTTTCATATCGACAGATATTATACATAATTGTATATTAAGTGTCAGTGTGAAAATAAAAATAAAAACTCTTGCATTTAAAAATGACATCACATATATTAGTGTAGTCTTAAATGAGAGGAGTTGATTATGGAAAAGATATACATAAAAGTCACAAGAATCAACAACAGGTTTCATAGTAGATTATTAGAAATTGGTACAAATAAAGTCATTGATGAAATGGCTTGTACGTATAAAGAAGATATAGGATGTATATGTAAGGAGATGTTGCGGTGGTTTAGTAAACTTGGTGGAATCAGCAAATGGGCAGACACATCAAGACATAGACACAATAGACCAACACAACCTAAAGGTAAGGTTTGGTACAGAAAAGATTTAATTAAACCTTGCGTATAAAAATGGCGGTAATTATATTAGTATTGTTCTTTTAAATGATAGATAGATAGTGCAGTATAGCGGGTTCTCTGCCGTACAAGAAAAAGACGGTCTTGTAACTGTACTCTCCATAAAATAAAAAAAATAAAAGTGTTGACACCCATTGCGGAATTTATTATATTGATGGGGTCTTAAAAATGAAAATTAAAAATTAAATAAAGTTCTTTGACATCTTAGAAAAGTATTGACAAGCACATTGGAAAATAATATATTCTTTCTAACGAAAGGATTATATTATGAGTAAAAAGAAAATTAAATTTGATATTTCCGGTAAAACTGTCGATGGAAAACTTGTGGTTAGTGGATTATTCAGAATCGTTGAAACATACGGTGTTCCATTAACTGATGCACTTATAATGCTGAAAGAATCTGACTTGGTTGTGGATTGGGTTGAATACTATGACACAGCTATAAAGAGTGGGATGTCCAGCGACAGGATACTGGAAAGACTCAAATATAATATAGGTGATGCTTACAGTGTCGAACATAGCGTTTACGTTATCAAGACACTTAAGTATCACATCAAAAGGAAAAAGTGGTAGGATTGTAGTCCTATCATAATCACTATAAACGTGGCTTTTTCCTCTTAATGTGATGCTTATATGGGATAGTAGTTTAAAGTAGAATACCTCCCGTGTATCTGAATCTTGATAAAGGGTTCAGTCACGAAAGAGAGTAGATGGTGATTCACGTCCACCCTATCCCACCATAAATCAGATAATAGTATGAGAGAGCTTGGTAGTTTAATACGGAATAGTGCCATAAGCAAGTAATGTTGCTGAGTAAAAAGGTCATACCTTATAACCAATCGAGAGCTAAAGTTTTAATTGAAAGTTCGATTCTTTCTTCTCTTATCATACAAATCAAATTATATCGCAGTAGCTCAGTCTGTTAGAGTACTATCCCGGATGGGATAGAGGTCGATGGTTCAAATCCATCCTGCGATGCCAATTCAGATATCTCTCAGTAGTTCAATTGTAGAACACTATCCCGTTATATAGGGGGTAGAGGTTGGTGGTTCGTATCCATCCTGAGAGACCATAAATTAAAAGATTGTAGTTCATCTAAAAAGTAGCATTTTGTAAAGATGTGTTAATCTGCATGTGAAACTATCAATAAGTAGCATGTAAAGTGGTATTGTCGTAGATAGAACGACAAATGTATGACCCAATTCATACATTAACATAGACTCATTGCTTTGCTACAAATATAAGAATGGGGATGTAGACCCTTATATATAGGTGGGAATCCTATACTGCTCTCTTTTATCAATTTACTTATGGGCGTATACCGAGACTGGCTCATAACCAGTATATTCGTAATTGGTAGTTGAAAATGAAGGTTCAACTCCTTCTGCGCCCACCAAAAATCATTTACTAACGGAGTATAGGATAGTATGGTTATTCCGCTTGCTTTGGGAGCAAGAGATTCGCTGGTTCGAATCCAGCTACTCCGACCAAAATTCAATTTACATCTGGCGGTAGGGCAGTCTGGTAGCCCACCTGTTTCGGATACAGGATGCCGAAAGTTCAAATCTTTCTCGTCAGACCAAATTTAAAAATTAATGATGTGATGTTAAATTAATCAGGTAAAGATTATACTTGGTTAGATAGTTGGAGATAATAGCAAAGAACACAACGCTTTGAGTTAATCAAACAAATACACTTGTGTCATGATGCATACTTGTTGGACGTTGCTATGTATCGTTATTGTGTCTTTATCTTTAAACGAAATATACGTTCTTGTGTTAGTCTAACATAAAATGGTATATCATTTAGTTAGGTTATTTCATAAAACACCAATTATCAACATCACAACCTTTTAAAATTTACAACCAACATCTGAAGGTGGAAATGATGAGCACACCAATTTAATTATTGTTTGTCCAAATTGTCATAGAAAAATTCATGAACATGGTGATAAATTTAAAATACGAATTGAAATTGAAATCTATAGATAAAACATTTACAGATTGGGAAACATATTATTGTCCAAGTAATGTCTGAAGGAGAATTGATAAATGGGAAGTTCATTAACAGCAATATATGATGATATGGCTGAAGAAGCACATGAAGAGATGATACGCAAACGTAAAGAATTCATAAATGATTTATCACTTGAATTGAATAATCAAATCAATAATGATTCATTTAAGGATTTTGAATATCTAATTAAGAATAAGAAAAAGATATTACGAAATAAAAAACTCATAGATTTACTTGGGTGAGAAATGGATTTCGTCAATCCAAATATGAGTATAAACAACTTAGACGTGTCGTTGTGTGTGCGATTGTGCATTGATATACACCGTTAAGTCGGGTCAATTTCAGTGAATATACACCGATTGTAGATTGTCGCAACGGTTAACAATCTAATCGTTTCCATGTAACGTAATACTTGGATAGGGATTATATTTTTTGAATGTTGACATAAAGGATACCCGAAATAATAAATATAATAAAACTGATTAGTATTTGTCAATTGACGGTGTTTCTGGTATGCAAACATCTGAATGGCTATGAGGTATATAATTAAGGTATATCAAACAGCACTGGACTGTCGGTGATAATGTGTTGTAATAATGTTAATCGACTCGTGATTAGACTATCATTAAAAAATTAGTTAAGGTCAGGCAGATTTACTGGTTTTGTACCCGTATTCTATGTCACTAAACCAGTACTCATATTTTTTATAAAAAATAACTATTGACACAGAAATAAGAATTTATTATATTCATATAGTTCTTTGAAATGATTATATTTCATAGTTGAAGATTAATTTCAGCAAACAAAAAATCTAACGAGTTCGATTCTCGTATTCCCCGCCTTATGGGGAATACTGCCCACTGGGGGCGATATTTTTAATCTGTACTATGAATTTATGGGGTATAACAGTCAAGGGGGCGATTCTCGCTTGCACCGAGAACTTGGTGGGTTCGATTCCCACATACTCCACCATAAATCAATAGGAAACTGAAGATTCAATTCAGCAAACAAAAAAACTTTTTTTTCTAAAAAAAAATAAATGAATCTGTGTTTCCTTAAGTCAATATACAAATGAAGCAACCATATGGGTATAAGGTAGTCGTTTACGGCACGGGATAAGAAAGCAATTGGCTTGTCCGTGTGGGTTCAAGTCCCACCATTTGTATAGTCAATGTCTGTAGTAGTGTTTATTGTTCATGCACGGCCACCGTTAAGGGGGTAAGTTTATTGGTTAAATTCCAGTTGCAGACACCATTTATATTATGCGTCCTTCACTTAGTCTGGTCGAGAGTATCACACTTTTAATGTGAAGATGTATCAACCTCCGCATAGGTTCAAATCCTATAGGGCGTACCAAATCAAAACAAATTTAGGATTGAAGGTTGAATTCAGCAATCAAAATTATAATCTCCAGAATATCCTTCTGGCTCGATGATAAAAACCTCAACCTGTATCCTTGAAAATACAAACAGACTGAAGATTCAATTCAGCAATCAAAAACTTTTTTATTATGAAAAAAAACTATGAATCTGTGTCTGTTTTATATACATATGCTCGGTTCGTCTAACGGTAAGGACATTTGGTTTTCGACCAGATAGCAGGGGTTCGATTCCCCTACCGAGTACCATTTACAAATTAGAAAACTACATTAAATGATTTTGAAGATTGTCTACAGCAATCAAAAACTAATTAAGCAATGGGTCATGAGTTCGAATCTCATCTCTCGCTCATTATGCGGGAGTAGCTCAGTTGGTAGAGCAATCGCCAAAGTAAAGTACAATCTGTAAATCATTTTATACAGTTTTTTAATTAACAGAAGTTTATAAATTTTTAATTGAAGAGGTACTGGTTACAATGAGTGACAAAATTACAACTCCGGTTTGACAAACAAAAAATTCAATTTGGAAAGCCTACAAAGAATTGTTGGTTGAATTGAAAGATTTACGGGATGGTAAAACTGATACAATCGCTGATGCAAACAAAAAGCAAGTGGTTGATTCTGCTGTAATAGTTGCATAAGGTCAAGACAAATCAAAACTTGAAAGTTTAATCGAATCACTTATGAAAGTTGGTGATGATTATACACAAGTGTGTCTCGCACTTACAGAAAAACAAAATGAATTGAAAGACGTTTATGATATCGCTGTTGAAGCTGATACATACGTTGCCCTTGTTCAAGCAAAAGATAAAATCAAAGCTGACAAAGAAGATGAAGCATTGACGATTATCGAAGATGCCAAAACAAAGGCTAAAGAAATTCTTGACAATGCTCACGAAAGAGAGCAGGACATTGTCGGACAAATTCATGATTCCATTATAGATTACAAAAAAGAATCTGCACGTGAAAAAGAAGAATCTGATTATGAATTTGCAAGAACGAAAAAAGAAAAAGAAGACTCAATGAACGATGCAATTACTCTTAAAGGTAAAAGCCTTGACACGAGAGAATCTGACATCAAGACAAGAGAAGATAAAGCCAAAGATGTTGACTTGGTAATTGAAAATCTTGAAGATACACTTGACCAAGCAAGAGCAGAAAAGGATGCACAAGTCAAGAAAGAAGTTGCAATAATCACAAGTAGCATTGAACGCAATAAGAAGTTTGAAATCGAAACATTAAAAACTCAACATGTTGCAACAATTGCAATTAAAGAAAATGAAACAAAAATGTTGACTGAACAGATAGTTGACTTAAAGGCTCAAGTTTCTAAATTGCAAATTGCAGTTGACAATTCATCTGAAAGAGTGACTAACATCGCTACTGCTTCATTAGAAGCAAAAGCAAATGAAGGTACAATTCAGAATGTCATGGAAGCTGTAAAACAAAGTAACAGTCAAAAAAGTAGATAAAAATTAAAAATAGTTTTGAAGATTAATTTCAGCAAACAAAAAAACTTAATTGGTTCGATTCCAATATCCCCCTCCTTATGGGGGATACGCCTAATGGTTGGGCAAAACCATTTAATCTGTAAACTATTTTATTCGGGGAGATATCATAATTGGTAGTGACCAACATTGTCAATGTTGTCTGTGCGGGTTCAAATCCCGTTCTTCCCGCCAATTTACAATATGGAAGGGTACTCTAATTGGCAAGAGACTTGTCCTGAAAACAAGCGTAGACGGTGAGAGCCGTTGTCAGGGTTCAAATCCCTGTCCTTCCTCCATTTTTTAGAAGATATAATTAGAATGAATTGAAGATTGAATTCAGCAATCAAAACTGTTAATTCTCTGTAAAAGAAAAGATATCGGTTCGAATCCGGTTGCCTTCTGTAAAGAGGGTATGGTGTAATGGTAACACTCAAAACAACCTCAATCTGTATTCATTCTAATTAAGTTTTTTAATGGCACAGTACGCAACTGGTATGACGAAGCAGACTTAAAATCTGTGGTCTTTATGACCGTGTGGGTTCGAATCCCACTTGTGCTACCAAAAGTAAATAAGAATTTGTATAAATATATAAAGGAACAGATTGAAGATTGGGTTCAGCAAACAACCTTTGTACCTTCGGGTACTACGAATGGATAATAAAAGCTGCTGGAGACAGCAATTTTTTACTTGGTTCAAGTCCAAGACAAATAGCCGGAGGGCTTAAATAACTTAGTTCGGGTACTCAAAGCCCAAGTCGGTGGGACTTTAAATCACCAAACCAATCTGTATTTGTTCTTTTATTTTATAGGGGTGTAGCTCAATGGTGGAGCAACAGGTTTTGAACCTGTCGGACGTGGGTTCAAACCCCACCACCCCTTCCAATTTTGAAAGGGAATCTTGACAATGGACAGTATTTATGGAATACCAAATGAACCAATTGTTTATTTTGACAAAGAAATCGGTGATGTTCATTACTGTAAAAAATGTGATGAGGCTATTCCATTGTCAAGAAAAAATATAGGTTTATGTGATACATGTGACGATACAAAAAAAGTAAAACCAACAAAAGCAGAAGCAAAAGTAATAGCAAAGAAAAATTATTAAAAGGTTAATAAAATTATTGCGGGGTAGAGCAGTCTGGTAGCTTGCCAGCCTCATAAGCTGGAGGTCGGTGATTCAAATTCACCCCCCGCAACCAATATATAGATGATGGTGGAATGGGTAGACACTACAGGGGTAAACCTGTAAGGCATTTAATTGTCAAGACGATAAGATTTTAGCTGATATTGGGGTTCTACAAATTGTATAATGTCATTATCAGTAAATAAGCGTGAGATTAAAATCATGTTGGGTTCAAATCCCAACTCATCTATAAAAATTATTGCGGGGTAGAGTAGTCAGGTCAACTCACTGGTCTCATAAGCCAGACTTCCTAACCGAAGACGCAGGTTCAAATCCTTGCCCCCGCTTCCAAATACTGTCGGGAGATTTCATTTATTCTATGGTGTTGTAGTATAATGGTATTATTCCCAATATTCAATTCAAAAAAAAATAAATATATCTTGACTTTTTAATCCGCATAACATATTTTCAGTATAACTAAAAAACGGGGATATTCTATCTCCAAATTCTATAACAACAAAAAGAAAGGGTAGCATCATGTCTATCTTATTAACAAAAGGTTCAAAAGTTAAGTTGGAAAAAGAAGATGGTTCACAGATTGTAAGATTTGACGCGGGACTTGGTTGGGATACAGCCGACAACGGTCAAGATTTCGATTTGGACGTTTCTGTAGTTGCTAACAAAGCAGATGGCAAAGTGTTGAACGAGAAGTATTTCGTTTATTTCAATAACGAAGATTCACCTTGTAAAGGTATTCATCACACTGGTGATAATCTTACTGGTGAAGGTGACGGAGATGACGAAACAATTCAGTTTGACCTTTCCAAAATTCCTGCTGAAGTTAATGAAATGGTCATCACAGTGAATGTTTATGAAGCTGTGAACAGAAACCAGAACTTTGGACAAGTTGAAAATGCATTTTGCAGAATTATCGCAGATGGTGTGGAAACACACAAATACGACTTGACTGAAGATTTTTCAACTGAAACTGCTTTGGTTATGGGCAGAATTTACAGACACGGTGGTGGATGGAAATTTGCTGCTGAAGGAAAACCTTTTGCTGATTTAAAAACTATTATCAGTCAGTACGGTTTATAAACAACTGTTACGACTCATTTAATTGAACGTCATGGGGTCTCTTAGATTCCCCATGATGTTTTCTTATTTAGAAAGGGACTAATATGCTTATCATTTTGTTTTTGTTGATGGTAGTTTGTTCCAGTTGGATAATAGCAAAAGCTTGTGATGGGTTTGAGGTGTCTGCTGATTATTTAGGAAGAAATTTATCTGATGGTATGAAGGGTGCGACATTAAATGCCATAGGTAGTTCAATGCCGGAACTTTGTGTAACATTTATATATTTGTTTGTGTTCCATGACAAGTCTGGATTTGCTGGTGGAATAGGAACAACCGCAGGAAGTGCAGTATTTAATGCAATGGTAATTCCTGCATTAGTGATTTTATTTGTTTTGATTAAAAATCCAAATATCATTTGTAAAGCATCTCGTGGAGTAATACTCCGAGATGGTTTATTTCTTATTGGTGCAGAAATATGTTTGATTGTATTTATGGATAATGTACTTGATTGGTATCATGGATTGATGTTGATGAGTATCTATTTTTGTTATGGTGGATTTATGATGTATAAACATAACACCGGTGGTGTTGTTGCATCACTTGAATGTGTTATATTCGAAAAAGAACACAATGTTATTAAAAAATCTTGGTTGAAATCATTGTTTACTTTAGACATTGAATATGTTGTATTGCGGGGAAGAAGAGTTAAAACAAGCAATGCTTGGGTTTTACTTATAACTGCAACAAGTGTTATAGCTGGTGCATGTTTTATGTTGGTTCATGCTTGTGAACAGATTGGTTTACTTATGGGAATACATGGTTATTTCGTTGCAGTGATTATTGCTGCTGGAGCCAGTAGCATTCCAGATACCATTCTGTCAGTTAAAGATGCTAAGAAGGGTAATTATGATGATGCAATATCAAATGCACTGGGAAGTAATATCTTTGATATATGCTTTGCATTAGGTCTACCATTATTAGTTTACACTTTGATATATGAACCGATTACGATGGAACAAACAATGGTTACTAATATTTTAGAGCTACGTATTATGCTTTTAATATTAACAGTCATTACATTCATCCTGTTTTTAAGTTTTAAGAAAATGACAAAAACATTATCAGGTATATTAGTATGTATGTATGTATGCTTTGTTGGGTTTGTAATAGGCAGAGCAATGGGGATTGGATATATAATGATTATAGATAATATTATTTTAATGATAAAATAAAGAAATGATACTGAAGATTGTTTTCAGCAAACTTCCTATCGGAAAATTAGCTCAATGGTTGAGCAATTGCCTACAAAGCAATCGATTATTGGTTCAATTCCAATATTTTCTACCTAACGGTAACACAATCTGTGTATCATTTCTTTTTAAAATTTACAGACATGTACGAAAATTGGCACCCGGCTTGGTTGTTACCCAAGTGCTTGGGGGTTCGAATCCCTCCGTGTCTGCCATTTTATTGAACCATCATTAAAAAGTTATCGACTTTAGATAATAATTTGTATAAATACTTTAGGAGGTATTTATATGAATAAATCAGAACATGTTAAAACTTGGCGTAAGAGAACAAAAATACGAATGGTTGATGCTATGGGTGGTGAATGTATTATTTGCGGGTATAAAAAATCTATGAATGCTTTGGAATTCCACCACGTCAACCCGGAAGAAAAAGAATTTAGTTTTGGTGGAGCCAGAGCAAATATCAAATCATGGGATAGACTTGTTAAAGAATTAAAAAAATGTGTATTGGTGTGTAGTAATTGTCATAAAGAAATACATGATGGTGTTACAGAATTACCAGTAACATTTTGTAGTTTTGATGAAAGATATGAAAATTATAAAGAATTAGAACCAATACCAAAGAATAGAACATTTAATAAATGTCCTATTTGTAAAAAAGAAAAATTAATAAGTTTAAAATATTGTAGTCCTGAATGTTATCATTTAGGAAATCAAAAAGTAAAAAGACCAATAAAAGATGAACTTAAATTATTAATAGAAACTAATAGTTGGCTTGCTTTAGGAAGAATGTTTAATGTTTCTGATAATGCTGTTCGTAAATGGGCAAGGAAATATGAATTGATATAATGTATGGGTAGCTGAATTGGTTGCAGCATCAGTCCGTTAAACTGAGGTATGTGGGTTCGAGTCCCACCCTGTACTCCAAATTTAATATAAATTTTAAAAGGAATTGAACAAATGTTAACACCAGAAGAAAAGAAGATTCTTAATGAAGCATGTAATGTTTATGTGCAAGTTGTGGCACAACAACTCCCACCTGAACAAGTAAATGGCTTAGTAAAAATAATCGGTCAAATATTTCAGAAGATTGATAGTGATACAATTGACGAAAGCAAAACAAAACCTGAAGGTATAACCGATGAATGGTTTGAATGTGTCTGTAATGGCTGTGAACAGCTTAACGGAGCTATATGTAAGGATAAGGTCACTGAAAAGTTTCCGGGCAAATGTGACCCTATATTGAAGTATGAGCAACAAAAATTCATTGATAGTAAAAAATTAGAAAATGAAACAGTCATAACTCAATCAAATGTAATTGGTGAAGGTTCTGATTTTATGAATAAAGTATCAAAACAATAATATTCTTTTGAAGATTAATTTCAGCAATAAAAAATAATCTTAATTAAAACCCCCTACTGCGAGAGCAGTGCGTTAGGTTCGATTCCTAACTCAGCCCATTAGATGTCTCAAGGGATGTCTAATGGGTTGAAGGTGTGATGGAAACACGGGGGAGATTCTGTCTCAATATCTTACGGGCAACTCTTAATCTGTAAAGAATATTATTAAAATTTATATGCTGGTGTAGCTCAGTGGTCAGAGCCTCTCACTTGTAATGAGAATGTCGGGGGTTCGACTCCCTCCTCCAGCTCCATAATTTATGCCGGGGATACTGGGTATGTGTCTGTTTTGTAATCAGATAACGAGATTTCGATTATCTCTCTCGGCTCCATATTCAAATGAGGTTTACAAATGGAAATTGATGTTACACAATGTCAAGTTGAGGATAAAGAATATTTTAAAAAGAAATTTTTAAAAGTTTTGAAATCAAAAGCGGCAAAGCAAATGATTGAAGATGACAATCTTGATGAGTTTTTGAAATTAATCAACAGACCGTTTAATCAATATTGCTCTCTTAATGATGTAATTGTTATTTATCATGAACGTAGACCACCTGAAAATAAAATAGCAGGAGTTGATAATGAAGCCATTTGAAGAAGCATTAAAGATTTCTGATTGGTCAACAAATGTTCATGCTATTCCATTATTAGAAAATGGAGGATGTAAAATTCTTGGTACAAATGATGATAATAAATTTGATATTAGTGTTTTATGGAAAAATAAAAAATATAATATTGAATATAAACAAGATTTGAGAACACATGGAACTACTAATGTTTTTGTTGAATATGAGTCACGTGGGAAAGATTCAGGAATAAGAACAACACAATCAACATTTTATTTATATAGAATTCACTATATGAGACAAAGAGAAATTATTGATGGGATATCTACACCAATGGTACATATCGAATGTAGAATGTCATATGTAAATAATATAAGACAATATATACTAAATAGTATAGAAGGTGTAGATTATTTTAATAGAATGGGTGGGGATAAAGGTTCAAATACATGGGGTCATTGCATTCCATTTGAAAAATTTAAAACAATTTCAAGTAGAATGGATTTAACAAAAGAAACTCTTAAATATGTTAAAGCGATGTATTAAATAAATATATGCTAAGGTATTAGAAAGGGTAAACAAATGAAGTTTTTAAAATGGTTATTAGCACCATACAGAGAACGAGTGATAATTGATAAAATTGCTAAACGTGCAAATTTGTGTCTTTACAGTAAGACAACAGGAAAAAAATATAAAACATATTTAAATTTAAGCCCCGATGTGTATAACCCATGTTCTGGTAAAAGAATAATTAAGTTTAGAACTGCCACCGTTAACATATGCACAAAAGAATATGATTATGCTCATGAAGAGGGTTATTGGAAAATGAGAATTTTAGTTTTACGAAGTGGTGAAATTGAAATACACAACGACAACATTGAAATTGTAAATGATAAACAAATAAGAAAATCATATATTATAACATGCTAAGGTAGTTCAATGGTAGAACGCACGGCTCATATTCGTGTCGTTGGGGGTTCAATTCCCCCCCTTAGTACCAAATTAATGCTCCGGTCGCTTAATGGATGAGCATACGCCTTCTAAGCGTAACTATGGGGGTTCGAATCCCTCCCGGAGTGCCATTTTACAAAAAGAGTTAATAATGAGTGTTGATAAAAATTATACATTGACAGATGAAGATTGGGAAAAGTGGAATTTTAAAAATAATAAATGAATGGTGGCGAAAGACTTCTGGTGTCGAAACCAGATAATAAACGTTGACGGTAGCGAAGTTCACTATGTGTTGGTTGATGTGTTACTGAGGGTGAACGCTTCGGTGGCACAGTCGGATACCTACTCCTATCAACCTTGCAGGTATCAAATCCTGTCCATTCATTTTTTAAATTCATTGACTATGAATACTCAAAGTGACTCAAAAGGTCGGTGCGAACCGTTGCGGGGGTGCATACCCAATACTCATCTGGAGAAAGATGACACAAAGAGATTCTCCATAGTCAATTATTTTGTGCTGCGGTAACTCAATGGATAGAGTACAAAATTTCTAATTTTGAGGTTGGAGGTTCGAGTCCTCCTCGCGGTGCCATAAAGTTATATACCTGTGTAGTGGAATGGTGTGTGGAATATTGATGTCACGAAAAATTCATGATAAGTAGTGATAATGTATGAAGCATTGTGGGTGTAGAATACGAATTCTAAAACTACACTTGACAAACACTCCATCAAACCAAGGATGCAAACCTATGGTTGGTGGCAATGGGGGTTCGAATCCTTCCACGGGTGCTAATTCAAACGGAGTACAGACAATATGAAAGCAAAGAAGGGTTACAAACGAGACAAAGGACTGTACGAAACAGGCAAATGGTTGAAACGTTATTTTACTAAACGTACATGCCGTAAGACGTGTTGTAGAAATGAAATCAAAACGAATGCGTTCGAGGTGTTATAGGTTGCATGGCTGACTCTTAATCAGTAAGGTGTGGGTTCAAATCCCACCGAACGTACCATATAAAAAGAAAGATATAAATAATTTCATACAGTGTGATACCGAGCCACTCTGATACGGTGGATATTCGTAATTGGATGTTGAAAATGTGGGTTCAAATCCCACTCACACTACCATTTTAGTTAAAGGTTGACTAATGCCAAGACCAAAAAGCAGTAAAAGACGTAATAAAAGAATTGCAAAAAAGAGAGCAATCAGAACACATACTGATGGTGTTGTCAAGGACTCTATGAGTGCTGCTCGTAGGGGTTGGGGATTAGGTATAGGTAAATAACTTAAGGAGAGTTGAATGAATATTGAGAAGTTGATGGATAAGTTAGAAAATAGAATGTTAAAGATTGACATTTTAGAACTTGGGGACAATGATGGTAAATTTGAAGGTGTTGGGACGCTTTTAGATGGTAATAATATTGATAGCAGAATTGATATGAAGCATAAAACAATAATCGGTATTGAAGCCATGTATTTATTTAAAAATTTAAACGATGATGAATTGTTTAATTTTTATTTTATGAATGTGTATGACCAATTTGGTAGAGTGTCACTTGCTGTTGACAGGGTGGAAGTTCCTGAAAATCTTGTTTTGCTTAATACATTAAACAGTCTGAATAATGAAGCTGAAGCAGCATGTGTTGAGATAGATGTTGATGATATAGTTATTAAAGAATACGGCAGAGAAAAGGTTAGATATTTATTAGAATCTGAAATGATGACGTTTATTTATAGTGAATATGGTATTGACGATTTTGAATATTTTGATGATATGTTATGTACATATTTTGGTGATATGGATGTTAACTACAATGCATTAAAGGAAATAATTAAAAACATTAAAATAGTCGCAAAAGAATTTTTTAAAATTGAAGTTAATGATTCTGATATTATAATTAGAGTTGTTGACGAAATGTAAATAATAGTTGGAGACACCAAACAATCCGTACCCTTCGGGGGTGACCTGTCAAAGGTATTGTTACACGGTAACGGTCGGAGTCAAGGGTTTCGCTACTCTATCGTTTGGTGTCTCCATCTTTTTATATTGAAGGGTATTGATTATGAATTTATATAGGCACAATCAAAATAAAAAACTTTACACGATAACTCATTTAATATTAGATATACATCACTTGAATAATAATGTATTTGCAGGTATATATGCTTATCCTTATAAACACAAATCAAAACAAATAACATTTTTAAGTAACGATAAGAATGAATGTATGAATTTCGTGAAAGATAATTTTACATTGAGGAGTTGATTATGAATATAGATTTACAAGATAAGATTTTTGAACTTGCAAAAACAGACCCAACAATTGCTGTTGGTGTAGAATATTATAAACACCATGAAATGTCATACACAGAAATGTTAGAACATTTAGTTATTCAATTGCAAGCTGAAAGACATTCTTGCTCACAACGCCTTGAAAAATTAATCATAGAATCACCACCAAAGCCCCTTATAATTAATCCATATGTATAAATACTCTTGAAAGGTTAAACCTTTAACCAACAGGAGATAATATGGGATGGCGCAAACAAGTTAAAGAAGTAGTGTTAAGAGCCTTTGGGAGTGAGTGTGGAATATGTGGATATAACAAGTGCAATGAGGCGTTAGAATTTCATCACATGATTCCCGAAAAGAAAGATTTTAGTATATCAAGTTTCAAATTTGAAAATATGTCACAAATTATAGGTGAATTAAAAAAATGTATTTGTGTCTGTGGAAATTGTCACCGAGAAATACACAACGATTTATTAAAGATTCCTGATACAGTAAGAAGATACAACACGAAAAAATCCTCAAAGATTATAGGTACATGTAAATCAATCTATGATAAGATACTTGAAAAGAAAAAGAATAAATTAAAAAAGAAAAAACAAAGATATAGAAATAAAAATGTTAATTAGGAGTTTATGATATGTCAACTGAAAAAAGATTAAACCGATTGGGGTTATCTCATTTGGCAGATAAACCCAAAGAACTTGAAAAAGCTCTACATGAAAGAATAGATGTTATAGAGAAGAAGAATAAATCATGGTTGAATAGAAAGGGATTGACTAATGTCGAAAAAGGTAACATACAGGTGTGATAAATGTGGTAAAGACATTTCAGACCACGGGGTAGTTATTGATGTTAAATTCCACAACATCCACGAGAGTGAAGTTTCGGACACTACACACAAAGGTCTTGAGATTGATGTCTGTGTAGAATGTAAAAAGAAAATTATTGGTCAATTGAAAGCGGTTGGGTAATTTAAATAAAGAATAAAATAGACTGTTAGTTCAACGGTAGAACAATTGGCTCCAACCCTTTAGATGCGGGTTCAAATCCTGTGCAGTCTGCCATATTATAAAAAATGATGTAATATGTTTGGAATGATAAACACAAATCAAACTGCTAAAATTGACAAGGATGGTAGGAAGTATATAATACATCCCGTCACAAAAGAAAAAATGTATGAGGTTGTTATGCCATTATTTGATAATAAAGTTGTTGGTGTGCAAGCAATGGATGAGCCAGTTGGTCTTGCATTTGCACTTAGATTTGCAAATGGAGAATGGGATAAAACTGATGATTGACAAAGATTATGTGTCTGGAATGTTTAAAATGTTTCCAGAGTTATGTAAATATGGATTAGTAAGACGAAAGTATCAAGAACCCATATCACATTATGGTATTGAATGTGGCACTGGTTGGTATAACATAATTTATAAAACACTAACTGAAATTGATTACTATTGTAAAGAACATAACATTTCAGATAAAGTTCACGTATCTCAAATTAAAGAAAAATTGGGTGGATTAGTAATATATA